TGCAAGGCTATCTCGTGTTCCTTGCTGCCTTCCTGGCATATCACCACCACTTCTGGTTCAGGCTCTTGCGCAAGCAAGTTCTCAATCCTGCCCTGTAGAAATGGCTCTGCATAATAAGCAGAAACAAGCGCACTCACTTTCACCTGGTGAATACCCTCAATATGTTGAATCTGGAATTAGGCGGCCAGTTCTCGGTGCTGTAAGTAAATAATTGACGCCAGCCAAAGGTGCTGAACACCTTCTCATAATTACGCGGCCATTGCAGACTGCCAGTTATGGATTCATTCTCCACCGTCAATATGAAGGACTTTGCTCTATTCGCAATCGTTTCAAACACGCCCTCGCTTTCCGGCGGAAGGTGCATCAAAACTCCATGTGTATAGATGCAGTCCACTTCAGGAATGAGAGCATCTTCAATAGCAGAGCAAGTGAGGGATATTCCAGACAAATCAAACGTCTTTTTACCTAACTCAATTGCATCTTGGTTTATCTCTATACCTGCCAGATTAGTAAAACCAGCCTTTTTCAAGCCGGCCAGGTTACGCCCAGCGCCACAGCCTAACTCCAAAATACTGGCATCCTTGGGCAGTATCTTTTCAAGTTCGTCAACGATCAAACAGGCTTGCGCTGATAACTTCGCATAAAACTCTGGCTTATACCAATCAAAGCGGTGCTGCTTATCTATCACATCAGGGTAAGGATTTCGCCAAAAGTCTTTTATGTCAACTCCCACGCCATTCATACAATCCCTCCAGATTCTTTTTATTTTCCAAGATCACTCCATTTTCCAAAGCGTCTAAATCATCGCGCATTGCGTTCAATTTGTAATCAAGTCCTATAAAGTCGTGATACCCCCTGACGGCCGGTTTTACTATTCCCTTGTGCTGTGAATAGCAATAATTCCAGGTCGGGTCAAGCGGTGGAATACCCATTTGCGCTGTGATGATGTTGAATGCGTTTTGCGACCCAAACTGACTGCCCTGCCTGCCTATAGCTTGCGCTTCCCATGCCTTGATAAAGTGGCGTGTTATCTCTGTATTTCTGATATAAGTGATGCCAATATTGACATGTTTTACACGCATTGCATCAAACCTTACGCCCCTAATATCGATGCAGGCTTCTCTTAGATCACGATTCAGATCCCAAATAATGGCATCTATATCCATATTGATAACGAACTCATACCCCTTGTCTAATGCGCTTTTTATGGTCTTTATATCCTGATAACACTTCTGTCCGGTCGTGATACCGGCATCAGTCAGATCGTTAGGCAGGTAGTCCATGTCATGCTGTTTGCAGTAAAGCTCATGCCTGCCCCTGGTCAAATCAATCATCGGCTTATAATCAGGGGTAAACCAGCTTTGAATCAGGATTGCATCGTGCATAGCAACTCCCTCATCTTGTCAAGATTCATGGTCATGTCAATAGCAGGCTTTCCGTCTGTTTCTATGGTTGGCTTTGTCAGGCGTGCAAGGTGCAGCATAGACTTCGGGTCAGTTCCTATATTGAACACACCGCTTGCACCAGCCTCTATCAGCTTGACGATGATGTCCACTATCCTATCCACATAATCAAAGTTGCCCACCCTATCACTCACCGCGTCAAACGGAAATGGCTTGCCCTTCAAAGCCATGCGCACCATGAGGTAGTGATTGGCCCTTGCCTGGACATAACCATCTGCTAACAGCTTGGTGTAGGCATACCAGTTCTCAGCGTGAACAGGAACGTCCGTTTCCCTGGCGTAAGGCTTTCTCCCTCGATAAACGCAGTCAGAACTCATGTGGACTAACTTGACGCGCTCTTTATTGCACCAGTCCACCAAGTCAATAACCGCCTGCCAGTTCGTAACCCAGTTCATATCGCGGTTGTAATAATCCTTGACATACCCGATGCAGTTGATAATTGTTTTATACCCTCGCAAATAGGCGTCAAAGCGGTCTGGGTCTCTTATGTCAAATCCGTTCGTGGAACGTGCGATGCAATCCCAGCCTGTGCGCTTCTGCAATTCACCGCCCACTAAACCATTGCCAAGTATCAAATATTCCATTTCTGCCAGTCTTCTTTCGGGAACACGTTCAAAGCCGTCCCTGGCGTAACGTTGATAATCTGCCTGCCAGCTTGCTCAAACACAGACTTCGCCTTCGTGTAATAACGTTCCACCTCGTAGGTCATGTTAGGCAAGGTTACATTCGTGGTGAGTTCCCGGTCGTAATAAGCGTTCGTGAAGTGATCACCCCTGCCCCTGCTCCAATGGTCAACCCCCACCAGTAGCACCGTTTCCCAGCCAAGATAATAAGCCAACTGTAAATTGACGTAAGTGACAGACCAGCCCTCGCAAGCCTTCGTCTGAAATAGATTCTTACTGAATCCATCCTTGCCAGTTTCAATGCGGAGAACGTTTTTGGGACTAAAGCGATTGAATACCCTTCTACCCAGTATCTTTATACAGGGCATATTTGCCAGTCGAGCTTCAAAATCAGCCATCAAGCCTATCGGATCAATTGCGGTGTAGTAGGTAGGGGTGAATCCTTTCAGCAGGTAAATCGCGTTGGACCCAATGCTGGGATATTTATTCAGGAAGTCAAGCGGTACATCTCTCAGGCTCGGGCCGTTGCCAATCACTAAGCCGATGTTCATTGCAACTCCACCGGCACGTTACCCATAAGAGATTCGCTCATAAGTTTCAGCGCTTCTTCACCACCGGCTGCCACGCCTAACTGGTCTAACATGCCCATCCACTGCTTATTTTCCAGACTTATTCCACTCGCCATGCCAACCTGCGTGGTGGCTTGTGAGTAGGCTTCCAGTATCTTCTTCAGATCATCGCTTACGTTCCTGCGTTCATAGCGGTTGGTGCAGCCCTTCAACCTATCTACGCAAGCTCGCATGTGCTTTGCCACATCGTAAACTTTTATCATGTTGAATTGGTAATTCTTTTGCGCGTCAATACTCCCACCCTCGTACTCCTGCCTTACTATCAGGTAGTTACCAGTTTCAGCCTCTTGTTGAATTGACTTGCGCAAGTAAAATTCATTAGCCTGGATTGCACCATCAGCCATGCCAAAGTTATATGCCTTCTGTCCCATAGCTTGAATCAACTTGTCTATTTCCGCTATGCCAGCTTTGTAATCATTCTCAAACTTGCCAAGCGTAGAATAAATATCACTCTTTGCCAGTTCGTACTGCTCTTTGAATTTATCAGCAACAATTTTCAATTCGTCAATGCGTGCCTCGTACTTCTCTTTGTCAATACGCACAGCACCATCGTAACCATAGAGAGGTGCGTTCAGAATTGAATCGCTGTGAAAATCTATCTCTATTCCCCTGCCAATCGCTATTCCCACCCAGAAGGCAACACCAATTCTTTGATGCCCATACTCTGTGTTGGTTTCCATCTCCACGCCGTAAACTTCAATGCGCTTGTATTTCTTATACACAGCCAGCGCAAGCGCATAACTGACTGAAGAGGTTATGTAAGGGATTGGCTTATAATCCCCAAACAGATCCGCTATTATTTCAGATAATGGGAACTTGATAGACGCCTTTACATCCTCGTACTTTTCCTGCATGTAAACAGGAACGGTGGTATTCTTCAGCCACTCGTAATGATTGGGGTCGTTTCGGTTTACGCTTGCTCTCCAGATAACTGGGTCGTGCATTTGAAACACAGCATCAGCACGCTTGCACCAGGGTGATTTCAGAGCTTCATTGAATACCCAAACATCGGCGTCTGTGCGGTTGAAGTCAAAATTGCCCCTTGTTCGCGGATGCGATCCGATTATTGCAACAGTATCTTTCAAAATCTACCTTCTTTCAAAGGGCAATCAGGATGACGCTCCTTTTTGTATTCGTCAATGGCAACATGGGAAAAGAACTCTTTTTCCATCAATGGACAGCGATAAACAAATTCATCGTTGTACCGAAAATCGCACTGCCAGCAAGATTCCGGCAGTTCGTCAACCACAATAGAAACTAATTTCATGTAATCGGGCTTTCCCGGTACTTGACCGGCACTGTAAAACTGACCATCTGCGTTGGGATAGTGTTCCACTGAACAGGCGAAACCTCGAAGCTGACAGGGAAAACTATCGTTTCAACTGTCGCGCCGAGCGCAGGATCACCAGCCAACCTTTCAAGAAATTCAGGGATGATCAGGTTTATCTGCGTATATGCGGACTTCATGCTCACTCTGCTGACATGGAAGTCAACTTTCAGATTGACCAGCATTCGGCAGGTTGTAGATTCATCCGCCTGCCCTGTGCCGTTCGCAACATGCGCAATGGCCAGCGGCAGCACAGTGGCGTCTTCAGTGGGATAGGAAGGCGCGCCCCTGACAGTAATAGTGGCAAGCGCAAGCGCATGCGCCTGTAATTTCACAATGGCATTATCAAGAACGCTCATCACATCACCGCGTTGAATATCTTGTATGGTTTTAGTATCTCTTTCACATCAGGATCAAGACTCTGCGTATAAAGCATTTCACCAATAGCAGCATTGACTGACGTATCTTGCCAACTCTGTTTTGCGCGCATAAACCAGCGCATCGCCGTTATCTTGCAAGCCTGCTGAATATCGGCCGGCGGATAACTGGCATAGCCGAACACACCGGTAACCTTCACACCCTTGCGTGTCGTGCCCCAGTTGCCTTTACTCCCAGAATCGTTATCAATTACAAGGGATTGAATAGGCGCACCAATCACGCTGTAGTTGTAAGGGCTGACATAGAAGTCAGTGTTTTCAGTCCAGGCGGTGTAATCAGTCAAAGCCCTTCCGCCAGATTCACTCACATAAACAGAAGTAAGGCTGACAAGCGGGTCAATGTAGATTTCTTCTTCACCATTGCCGTCAAAATAGCGCGTCTGGTCATCCGTAGTGGGATAGAAATAGTTAGGCCAGCCGCCCACTTCCTTGTCAATAAGGCGTGACGCGCCTGTAATCATTCCCTGGATAACGGCATCATAATCGTATGAGGTAGAGGAAAACAGTTCGCTGTCTGGCATGTCTGCCTTGACCGCCAAAACATTCGTATAATCTGCCATAAGCTAATTCCTTATGTGGGGTGGACTATATTTCAAGTCCACCCCCTGATCGAACAAGTTATGAACTTGAGATGTTGCTATTCTGTGGATAGCGTGGCTCAATGAATGCTGAAACAGCAACCGGGCCTGACACCATCGTAGTGGTAGCAATATCTACATAAACGTATAGAGCGTCTGAATCCAAAGCAGGAATCGAAGCAGGGTCAACGTCAATCAGCACAGCTTTGCTGCCGTCTGTAGTGGCTTCCAAAATAAAGCCGGTCGATGTGGCTGAAGTGATAGCGCCCCATGAGTCAGTACCAACGGCTGAAGATAGGCGATACTTGAACGGAATCGCTATATCATTGGCATTGGTGGTCTGGCCAGTTGCAGAAGCAACGGTGATCTCATACTGGTCATCGGAGTCAGTAGCTAAAGCGCCAGTCTGAATAAGGAAAGTGATCCATTGTGCATTTTCCAACGCAACAAAGGCGGACTCTTTCGCTTCAGTAGTTTCAACTGGAGCTAAAAGCGGAATAACGTGAATCTTTTCGGCAAATCTAACACCCATAGTTACACCTCCTATGCGGTTGTGGCGGCTAAGGCCACGAATGGTGAAACAGTTGCGGTTCCGTCATACGCGGTAATGGGAGAAGCGTTCAAAGGCTCGCCATCAACACGATACACGAACCTAAAGGCCGTCTCGTCATAATCGAACTTGATATGAATACTGGACGCAGCCTCAACCCCGCCTTTCACGATCATGGCGTAGTTTGAAGGACTGATCAGCATTACA